CAAGTAGAGCTGGGTATTTTAGGACAACGCACAAACAGATTACCTGGTACAGCACGGGTTCAACAGGGACCATTCCCGATGGAAGGTCCCATACCAGCATCTCAGTACGGCAGAGGGAGAACACAGCGGGCGCGCGGAGGCAGAGGCATAAATGTAGGAGGTACGGTCAGCGGAGCACTTATTGGCGGCGCATTCCCGCTGCTGTTTGGACAAGGCGCTGGTGCGGCAATAGGCGGTGGAATTGGCGGACTTCTCGGAGGCTTAGCCGGTCCAGGAGGATCCTTTGCTGGTTCACTGGTAGGCACGCTTTTAGGGGACATCGCTTCTAAAGGACAGCAGGTAAAAGAACTTGCTACAGACATCGGATTTTCTGCCGAGCAGACAAAAATGCTGGGGCAGGCTTTCCAGTCAGCCGGCAGAGACTTTGACAAATTTCAGGCAGCTGTTCAAAACATTCGAGGTATAGGCCTGAGCATTGAAGATCAAGCAGATGCCATTGCTCTTTCTTCTAAATTGGCCGGAGAATACGGAGGTAAAGTTGATAAAATAGCTCAGGCTTTTGCTAACTTCGCATCTACCGGAAAAGTAGGTATAGCGGACATCAACAGGTTTACAGCTCAGGGTGTACCCATTCTTGACGCCTTAGAGAAACGTTACGGCAAGAACAGGGATCAAATTCTGCAAATGGCCAAAGATGGCAAGATAAGTGCTCAAGATCTTGCTAACGCTCTTGTAGATGTAGCCAACAGTGCCCAGAACTCTGCAAAGAAAACAGACACAGGGTTCACAAAAGCCTTCCGGCTTATTCGAGAAGGTGCCGAACTTAACTTCAAGGCCATCCTGGCGCTATTGAGTCCTTTTACAAATGCGTTTGCATCTACCGCAGCAAACATCGCCGTAGTTTTTGCTCAACTGTATAAAAATATGGTTACCGGCGCCATCAGCGCCGCGCAACAGATTGCAGGTGCTCTAGCTAACGTTGCCCGAGCTTTATCCCAATATGCAGGTGTATTTACACTCGGCGGCTTCAACAAAGTAGCTGTTTTTGCACAAGACAAATTCAAAGCCCTGGAGCAGAGCGCCATCGGAATGGGTACAGCTCTCAGAGGGGTAAAACTAGAAGAAAGTGTGCAAAAAGTAGGCGGCATTGAAATTCCGGGTGAACTACCCGATGCAACTAAGGCAGATAAAGCAGCAAAAGCCGCAGCAGCCAAAGCCGAAGCAGAGAAAAAGCGTGTCCAAGAAGTAATCCGCGCCCAGGGACTTATCACGCTGGAGAATCAGCGCCAGCTTCTATATAAAGACCAGATCTTCAAGGCCGAAATGGCCAACGATCCGGTCCTTGCTCGCCGTCTACAAGGCGAACAACAACTGCTGGAGTGGGGCATCGAGACCGCAAACTTACTCGAAAAAGAGAAAAATTCAAACGCGCAACTAGCAATCGCAAAAGCACAACAAGCGAAACAAATGATTTTGATGCAAGGTATTTACCATGACCTAGAAAAGCTGGATGTACAAAGTAAATCTGCCGGTTATGACAAACAAACACAACTTCAAAACGAGTTATTTATTCTTGAGGAGACCTTAAAAGGAAGAGGCCGCGAAGCGGAGCTGCAGGTAGCTATTGCAAACGCAGCAGTAGCAGGTCAGGCTACGCAAAACGCTACTAATGCAGACTTAATGCGTAAGATTGAACTAAGAAAAGAAGAAGTAAGGATTCAACAAGAACTAAATAGTCTTGTAAACCAACTAGGTACATCAACCTTAAGCGTATTCGAGGACTTGATTTTTGCCACTAACAGCTGGCAGCAAAGTTTAGCTGGAGCACTGCAGATGATGGCCAGCAGCCTTCTGCGTTTCGGCCTAAATACGTTGGCTGATGCTGGAGACCCAACAGGTCAAGGCGTGGGTCTGCTGAGCATTCTCACAGGGCGATTTGGTAAACGTGCCGCTGGTGGGCCTGTTTCGGCTGGCTCCTCCTATCTCGTTGGCGAGCGTGGCCCGGAGATGTTTGTTCCACGCACCAGCGGCAGCATCTACCCCAACGATGCCATGGGCATTGGCGGCGGAAATATCACCGTTAATGTGGATGCAACTGGAACTAGCGTCCAAGGAAACGGCGACGATTCGAAGCGGCTGGGCGAGGCCATCGGCGTCGCCATCCGCCAAGAACTCATCAAGCAGAAACGCCCCGGAGGCCTGCTCGCATAATGGCTACCTTTCCCTCAATCACACCCACCTACGGCGCCCAAAAAACCAGCCGCCCCAACGTCCGCACTGTCCAGTTCGGCGACGGCTACCAACAGCGTCTGCTATACGGCATCCCTTCCCACATGAACCCGAAGGAGTGGAACCTTACTTGGGAAGTCTCGGAAACTGATGCGGACACAATCGAAACCTTCTTGAACGCCCGCGCCGAAGACGCCGCCAGCTTCGACTGGACACCCCTAGACGAAGCCACCGCTTACAAGTGGGTATGCCAGGAGTGGAGCAAAACTATCCCCTATAAAAATCGCGCCACGATCAGCGCCACCTTCCGGCAAGTATTTGAACCCTGATGGCGGTCCCTACTTCAGAACTTCAGAAGATCAACCCAAGCAGCATCATTGAGCTGTTTGAGCTGCAGCTGTTTGCCAATATCCACGGCACAGCATTTACCTACCGCTTTCACGCTGGCACGAACGCGCTGAGCACCAACGGCAACATCGTTTGGGCGACCAATACCTACTCAGCCTTGCCGATTGAGGTTGAAGGTTTTGAGTACAACGCTGAAAGCGGCAGCCTGCCACGCCCGACAATCCGCGTTGCAAACCTGCTGGGGAGCATCACCGCAATCCTGCTAAGCGTCAATCAGACCACACCCGGCAACGACCTAACTGGCGCCAAGCTGACGCGCATCCGCACGTTGGTTCGCTACATCGACGGCGCAAACTTTACGGGCGGCACCAACCCCTACGGCACCCCTGACACCAGCGCCAAGCTGCCAGACGAGATTTACTACATCGCCCGCAAGGTTGCCGAGAACCGCGACGCGGTGGAGTTCGAGGCGGCGGCATCATTTGACCTTGCTGGTGTCCGCGCACCGAAACGGCAGTGCAGCGCCAACCTTTGCCCGTGGGTCTACAAGGGTTCAGAGTGCGGTTACGCCGGGACTAAGTATTTTGACGAGAACGACAAAGCTGTTGCCAGTTCCGCCAGTGATGTATGCGGCAAACGTCTGAGCAGCTGCCAAGCGCGATTCGGCACTACAGCTGAACTACCCTTCGGCGCATTCCCCGGCATCGGTGCATTCAACGGATGAATCCAACCGCTAAGGCTGCAGCACTGGAACACGCCAAGGCGGAAGACCCGCGTGAAGCCTGCGGTCTGCTGGTGGTCATCAAGGGACGCAAACGCTATATCCCATGTCGCAATCTGGCGGAGGGCAACGAGTTCTTCATTCTTGACCCAGAGGACTATGCCGCTGCAGAAGATAAGGGCGAAGTGGTTGGCGTTGTCCATAGCCACCCCGTCACCCCGCCGATACCCAGCGAAGCGGACCGTGTTGCCTGCGAAAAGTCCGGTCTGCCTTGGTACATCGTCAACCCCAAGACTGAGCAATGGGGCGAGCTGTCGCCTGAAGGCTACAAAGCGCCACTAATTGGGCGGGAATGGGTCTGGGGCGTGAGCGATTGCTGGACGCTGGTGCGCGATTGGTATGCCGAGCAGGGTTTGCAACTGCCTGACTGGGATCGCCCGACCACACCAGCGGAGTTCAACGCGGCGCCGATGTTCGATGACTGCTGGCGCGAAGCTGGTTTTTATGAAGTGGACATTGCCGAAATGCAGGCTGGCGACGCGATGCTGATGGCGATTGAATCAAACAAGCTGAACCACGTCGGTGTCTACATCGGTGACCAACTGGTGTTGCATCATCTGCGCGGTCGCTTGTCCAGCCGTGATTTGCTGGGAGAATGGCTCTTAAAATGTACGGGTAGGGTCTTGCGCCATGGAACGGGAAGTTAGGCTCTACGGTCCGCTCGCCAAGTTCGTTGGACAGCGCAAGTTTCTAGCTGAGGTTGCCAGTGCTGCTGAGGCAGTGCGAATGCTGCTGGTGAACTTCCCCGGACTGGAACGCCACATGGCAGACCAGCATTACAAGGTGATTGTTGATGATATAGATGCGCAACTAGACGAAATCCATCTGCCATTTAGTCAAACAATCAAGATTGTTCCTGTGCTCGGTGGTGCTGGTGGTGGAACTGGCAAGATTTTGGCGGGCGTTGCTTTGGTCGCTGCAGCCATCATTCTTGGTCCAGCAGCAGGTGGTTTCCTTGGACTTGGCGCAGGACTTGGTGGAACAACAGGCGCAGGTGCTGCTTTAAGCCTTGGTCTTATTGGTGGTACAGCAGCCACCGCGATTGGCGCTATTGGTGCATCTCTGATTCTCGGCGGTGTCGCTCAGCTCCTATCGCCAACGCCTCAGCTTGCTCAGATTGGTCCGGCATCCATGACTCCCGGTGCAGGTTCAACAACTACCGAAGGCACCGAGCTAGACCCACAGGAGTCCTATAGCTTCAGCGGGATTCAGAACACCAGCCGCCAAGGCACGCCCTGTCCAGTGGTGTACGGCGAAACTATCGTGGGATCGGTGGTGATCTCCGCTGGCATCGACGTTGACACGATCTGACATGGCTAAGAAAAAGCAGAATCAGATCATCGGCGCAGGTGGTGGCGGCGGTGGCAGCCAGCCAGTCGTACAGCAAACGGTCGTTGTTCAGCAGGCTGCATCACCAGCGGTCAGAACACCAATCC